CTCAGTACTATACTGTTCATATATTTTTTTTATTTTATCTGTATAAATTAAATCAGCTACTTGTTGTTTCATGCCCTCTGATCCGCCTAAGTTTCTTTTAAACTCATTCATCTTTTCTACAAGTTGTGCAGTAGTTCGTTTGGGTGTTGAGTTAAGCCATGCTTGAAGTGGTTTTAACATTGATGCTAAATTATCTGACATCTTTTCATAATCTTGATCGGTAAGATATTGTATATTAAAACCTCTACCAATAGATAATGTGTTAGCATCTATATATGGTGCAACTTTAAAATCTTCTTTTTCTGAAGTATAGTTTACTATATCTATTAAGTTATCTTGTATTTCAACAGCTACATCAGGAGTTAATAAAGAACTTTTTATATCTCTTAATGCATCTAACATACCTTCTTTCATTGTTTCGGCACGAGTTATTAATTGCCAAGATGGATTTTCAAATCCTTTACCTGCTATCTTTTTTTCAATATAACTATCTTCTAATCCATTAACATATTCTGAAAATGATTTATCTCTTGTGCCATCTTCTTTAAGTGTACCCTTTTGCAGTATATCAACTACACGATTATTTGTACCTGCTTGTTGTCTTACACCAAATTTATCATAGTCCTCAAACTCTTGTTGTGACTTTGATTTAAAAGTTCCAGATGCTAATTCATAGTCACCTGAAATAATAGGTGTTTCAAGATTTTTTATTGATTTAAATGTTGAGTTATAAGTAGGATCTCTTTTATCATTACCAATAAAGTCAGCAAACTTTATATTTTGGACATTTGGTTTCCATAAAGAGAGATCTGATGGTGGCACTTTTGCATTTAATTTAGAAAGTCTTGAATTATAAACTTGATTTATACTTCTTTTTCTTGCTTCTTCTGCATCATAACTCAACTGTTTATCAAATTCTTTAGTGTTAAAATATATTTCAACACCTTCATTATTTAATATTGGAATACCATTTGCATTTACTATTGTGTATGCTTGATCTCCAAACTGTGAATTTCTATAATCAGGCAAAAGAAAATACTCTGATCCTAAAATACCATCTACCTTTGTTGTTTCAGCAACCATATTGTTTACATACAATTTAAACTTATCATAGTTGCCATCTACATATTTTCTTTGTGGTGAAAATCTAGTTCTTTGATCGTTTAGTCCTAGATTTTGCACATCATAAATAGTTTCATCTTCAATATATAACTTATCATAAGTGCCATTGATTACATCAATCATATTCTCAAGATTAAACTCTGCCATTTTTTCATTGCCAATACCTTTTAATCTCTTAAATACTAATAGTTTTTGGACATAAGGCTTCATTTGATTCCAATGTTGTGCCTTTACATCTGTCTTGGCTAATACAGATTCAAGACTTTTATCAACAGAAGTAGTGGTAGCTTCAGGTAAAAACTCTTGAACAACAAGTTTTATATTTTCATTAATATCTTTTTCAGTAGCAGGTATCCTAGAAAAATAATTAAAAGCATCAACTATGTCACCACCATTAGCCCTAGCTACTGCATCAATAGCAATAAACTTAAAGTATTCATCATCATATCCTTTTAACTTTGATCGACCATCTTTTGTATATGCAGTATTTTTCCACATATCTAATACCCTATTAAGATACTGTGTTTTTTGTGATCGTGTAGCACCTTCCAAAGCAGTTAATGTTGTTATATCAGGGTGTTTAAATAATTCGTGCATTGATGTAGGTACAACAGGTTGTGTTCTTACCATTCGTAATGCCATATCATATTGCTCTTGTGGCATAGTTAATAAGTTCATAGATGTAATTTTTGTGCCTAACTCTTTGCTTAAACCTGCATTTAAACCATCTCTTGTTTTATCATTATTCTGTAAAATAGTAGGTGATGTTGCAGATCCATTTAATAAATTAGCAAAGTTTGATGTAGCATAATCATCTCCCATTGCAGTCATTAGTTTATCTGCATCACCTGATCTATTACTAATTTCACGAGTAATAATGCCCATATCAGTTCTTGAGAGATTTAAATTGTTCTTAAGATCAAATACTTTTTGTAAATCATCTATAGTAACAGCACCATCTGATATTTCTATAATTGTATTAATAAGTTTTTGTGATGGATACTTACTTTGCATAAGCTGTTCAATGCCTTTTATAGCAGTACCATTTTCACCAAGTCGATCAACTACTTGTCTCACAGTTCCAAGTGCCTGACTTCTTCTTAGTTCTGAAAATAAATCAGCAGCAGCAGGTGCTTTGATATGTCCATCTTGCACAAGACTATTAATATTATCTGTTATTTCATTAACAGTTTCATTTATATCTGTATCTATTTGAGTAAATACTTCAGGACCTTCTACTTCTATATCACTCTTTTCAAGGTTTCCTTTTGTATATGTAAGGGTTGCTAGTGAATTTATATTATCTCTAGTGGTCAATAATGTATTTTGTGCTGCAACTCTTTCATCTCTTGCAATAGTGTCATTTAATATTTTATTAGAATGAAGAACTTTTTGATTTGTAATCTTAGTTATAAAGTCAGGTATGTATTGTTCCATGCCATTATCTTTAAAACTTTTTACATGAGCTTCTATATACCCATTTGCTTGTGTATCAAATGTATCTTTATCATATCTGTTTTCACTTTGTAACTTTGCAAACTCACCTTTAGCCATAAGTCCAATAGCATCACTATATCTTTGAGCTAATATTTTTTCTGCATAAGGTGTACCTACCTGCGTAAAGTTTGCTTTTTCAAATATAACTTTACCATTATCAGCAACAGCTAATGTCTTTGCTCTTTGCACATCATCTTTTATAGCATCTTGTCTAGCTTCTTCCCAAAAAACTTTTTGCATAGAGTTACCTAATTCTGCAACTGCATTGCCTAATTGAATTGCACCAGTGTCAGCACGAACAACACCAACTGGTTTATTTCTAAATGTAGTAGGTTTTGATCTAATAAACTCTGCCATTATGTATAAGTTCCACTTCTACTTGTACCCATACCACCACCAGTCATAGTACTTGCTTTGTATCCTGCACTCAGTATTGTGCCAAATGCTTTATATCTATATGCCCTAGATATATTGTTGGCTTTTGTAACTGCCATAACTGCTTGTTGAGAATACTTGCTTTGCTCTGCAAGATTTTGATAGTTTGATCTTTGTGCTAATGTTTTATTATCTTCTTCAGCTTTCTTTATTAATGCCTTATATGATCTATCTTCGGCTCTACCAGTAGTTCCTGCTAATGCAGCATTTTGATCTTTAAATGATTTTAAGTTTGCCATAATATCATTATGTTCTTGTAAGGCTTGTAATTTTCTTATTTTGCCTTGAGTCTTTATATTACGAGCAGTTAAAGCACCTTCCATCTTAGCTGCTTTACCTGCTTGTTGATATCCCATTGCTGAAACAAATGCTGATGCTATTGCTAGTTCTATCAAAATGCCACCTCTACTATCATTCCGTTAATCTGTAAATCCAAAGGAAAAGACTGTGATACTATAACTCTTGGATCACGACTATATCCCAATAACCTAAACTCCTCTTTGCCAGTAACAGCAGACCTTTCCATCAAGCCACCTGACACTGTATCTGTAGTATTCCTGATAACCAAGTCTCTTGTTGTTGATGTTGTACTTGGGCCTTGAACACTAACTGCTAATGTTGAGAACAAATCTAATACGACTTTAGGTATTTGTCTAGGCTCACCAGTCAAAGGACCACCTTGTATACTTGCATCTATAGGTAAAGTCTTAAGTGTAGGTGTAAAAGAATATCCAATAAATGCCTGAGACAATCCACTCTTTACTGCACTAGCATCTATTGCTGCACCTGATACAGTAAATGATCCAAGAAAGTCATTACCATTTGTAGCCTTTACGACTGCATCATTGGCAAAGTGTGACCCCAAACTACCAAAGGCACTACTGCTCCCACTAAATGTATCACAGAAATCCATAGGCATATCTGTTTGGAACTCCTCAAGAAACAACTTGGTAGTACCTGATCCATCATCTCTAGCACAAACTACAAACAATCTTTCATGCACTGCACATATACTATGCCATGTTCCTTGTGTATCCCACAATGTCCACCCTGCTTTTTGATCTCCTCTAACAGAATAGAATACAGCTATAGTGCCATCATTATTTATAAGAAAAGCATATGACTCACTTCTATTCAATGCACCTTTGATTGATGTCATCTGTACTGGATCTAATATTAAATGAGGTGCAAGACCTGATACAGCCACAGATGTATATGCTGCCTCTGAGTCTGTAAATAGAAACTCTCTCAATGCACTACCAGTTTTCTGTATAAACAAAGTCGCACCATCAAACACTGTAGGTTTTACAAATGATGCACCATAAGGAGTTTGTCTGCGTATCTGTGCGTTAGCAGGTGTCACTGGTTTATCAGTTGGTGCTTGAACAAATAACTCAGCACCAGTAGTAAAGACTTGTAAATCTCTGTTTGATACCAAATGTCTGATAGAAAATATCTCACCTACGTTTGCAGTAAGATCAAGAGCATCATTATCACTTGCATCTCCTACATCAAAGTTAAAGAACTGTCCTGACTTACTACCCCATATACCATCAGGTTGTGCCAGTGTACCACCAAACCATAATCTATTTTGATGAAATGTAACTGCCGCAGGATATCCTCTCAAGGGTGAGTAACTCATTTCACTAAACTCAGTAGTAGCTGCACCAGTAACAATACGAGGACTACCTCCACCAATGGCACTAGATGTAGCAGTAGCACTGCCACCTGCAGTAAATTCAAATGTATTTTCATCAGGAACAGCAGTTATAGTTCTGCTTCCATTGATATTACTATTAGCAATACCACCAACTGCACCTGATCTTTCTATTGTTATAGATGCACTGGTTGCTAAACCATGTAAGGCTTTGGTAACTCTTACTGTACCACTACCTTCAAATGTTTTTATACTATCTATTTCTAACTGCTGTCTTAATGTACCTGCTATATCTACTGTAGCAGATGTTGCACTAGCTACTGCAGTAATACGACAACGAGTTTCACCTATCAAAAGATCTACACCAACATGACCTGACACAAAGTAATCAGCACTAGCAGTAAGGGTCTTACTTGTTCCAGTAGTTGCATTACAACTCATAGTCATACCTAATGGTTGAAAACTAAAGTATGGTTGGAATATATCTTCATCATCTCGTGATGTATCAAAGTTAAATGTAGATACTGCAAAAGTTGTAAGACCAGTACGTTCTAATATTCTAGTCTGAAATGTATTGTGACATATAAACATTAGATCGCCTTGTTGTGCAAAGGTAATCTCTTCAAGATAAGATGCTGATGTTGTATTCACTAACCATGATTGACTGGTAATTGCCTGAACAGATGCCACTGCACCAGTACTGGGATTTATCTGAAAGATCTCTATTCGTGTATTACTAAAGGCTATTATATATTTTTCATCATCTGAAAATATAAATGGTTCTATTCGAACACTCTGTCTAAGACTTGCTGTTGCTGTAAATGATGGGTTGCTTCCAAAGTTAGCAAGTCTTTTTGTGCCAGTTCTTTTCTTTAGACCACCCTCTGATCTAATAAAAAAGTTTCTTACTTGCTCTGCAGCATTAGTATATACTTTAGTATCTGTTCTTGATGTAAGTGCAGGACTAACTTCTCCAAACTGAAAGTTATTTAATGGCACTCTTACTCTTGCCATTTAACTTCTCCTATTTGTAATGAATCTTGAAGTTGATAGTTTTCTTGTTGTCTGTTGTTGTGCATCTAAGTTTCTAGCTTTTGCCATTAACATATTTGCTTTTGTTTCCATTAACTGCATAAGCCTATCATCTCTTGCTATAGATGTTGCAAAGATAGATGCCAATGAGTATTGCAATGCTAATGAAAAATAACTTGGGAAGTTTACTTCTTCTGCTCTGAATGTATAGTCTGCTATCAAAGTGTCAGCAGTAGTTGAATCACTAAATACTTTGTCACCATACACAGTATATTCTATTAATCTATCAC